CTGCCTGGAACGATACGGTTCCCCCGAACTACTGATCTGATAAACTCTACGTCAGACCAGAGAGGGTTCCTACGTACCGCCTGCTCAAAGAATATGAGCAGAGCCTCACTTGTAGCAGTCATCGTGCTCGTTCCGACCTTTGAAAGAAAGTCGGGTGACGGAGCACCGATGTTTGCACCTGGGCCCAAGTCCATTTCGTCGGTTATCGAGACCATGTTCAAGAGGTGTGTTACGCCTCCGTCTTGGTCAAGATTAAAGAAGCGATAGAGAAAATCCTTCGCCTCGCCGACAGCTGTGGTCTCAAGCTCAGACGCACTGGTTAGGTCAAGCGAAAACGTTCGACAACGCTCATTAATTGCAAGAAACTTTGTGAGCGCTCGCTCATTCGCCTCTTCAGACGGTTCGTCCTCAAATTTCTTGAGGATTGACCGCCTGAGATGCGTCATAGCGAACTGTCTTTGCGTCTCGCCTGGAAAGTGGTCGGAATGACCATGCCAACCAGCACGAACAAGATCCGCTTCAAGGTGGACTAGCATCAAACCAGCATCAATGCGCATAGCTGTTGCCTCCGCGAAAAGCTTAAAGGTACAGCCACCCCGAAAGGAGTAACTGTAAGACTAACCCAATCAGGGTTAGAAGCTCGTCGAACCTATTGCTACATGATCCCGGAAACAAGAGTGTCCCCGGTGCCAGCAGCAAGTTGGTTCAACGCTCCACCCGCCACAGATGCAAGTGCGCGGATATTGCTAGCGTCAGCCGTGTCCGAGCCCGCAGGTACATCAAATTCAATCCTGCAAAGGGCATTCGTAAACGGTTGGCCAGCAAGGGGAGTACATCCTTTACGGATGATGAGCTTGTAGCTATTTCGCGGAACGTCCTTCACGAGCCCAGTAGTCGGGTTCGGCTTACCGAGCGATTTAAAAGCGCGGGGCCGAGCGAACATGAGCGTGAAAGGACTAGCAACAGAGTGCGTGGTGACACCGGCCTGCGTCCCACCCAACGCCGTCACAGCCCACTGCTTCCCGTTAACATCCGGGGCAGTGTCAGCGACGATCGTATAGGTAGGGGACGTGAAGCCAGTCTGCGCGGTCCCAGTGATGGGACTCGTAAGTGCGATAGCCATATTAATCCTAAGGAGAAAAGATTCAGCTAAGCTAAAAACGCTTTCGCTGGGGATGAAGGCCAATGGCGTTGGTAAGTAGGGCTGCGACGTTCAATCTCTGACCGTCGGTGAAGTCCCACGATAGGCTTAGGGTGGGTAAAGGTACTGCCCCAACCTTAGACCGCGTCAATAGCTTTCGGTTCATGATCCACTCGGCGCGACTTTTTACAAAACTGTCTGTCTGCCAAGATGCGCCCAGAGTAGCCACACTACCCGCTTTGTCGCCTTCCATAATCCCTTGATATTGGGAGAACAGACGCGACGAACGAGATGTGTAGACGACACTGGACGTGTCGGTAGCGACAGCTTGTAATATGTCACCAATATTGGTGGCATAGTCGATCAAGAACGACCAGGGCATTAACTCCCATGCAGTGGGGATGAACTCTAGGGGTTTGAAGCCTAAGAGCTCAACAGCATTTTCCCACCGTGGTCGCGTGACTGAGCGGCGAATTGCGCCGCGATACCGTATGTCATGGGTCTCTATCCAACTGGAGGATAATACTCTCCAGCGGTAGTTAACCACTCCGCAATGATTCTGGAGTGAACCCGGGGTATCGTACGAACTAAGTTCCCTGGAGCGATCGTAACTGACTCGGTACCCGGCAGATATTTTCTTCTGCTCAGGTATTTCCGCCCAGATACGCTCATAGGCCTTTAGGCCTTCCTGAATATCATTCAAGAAAGGAAC